TAAGGAAATACTTACATATGGTTCGTGCAAACAAACGCAACGAGGCTCTAAGAATCGAGAGTGCGTTGCTTAACAAAATCGCAATGCTTGGAACTGAGAAGACAGCGGAAGCTGTGGGAGTTGATAAGTCGCAGATCAGCAGGTGGAAGAGGGACTGGATTCCAAAGTTCTCAATGCTGCTTGCTGTTCTTGAATGGGGTGTCGTTGACGACGACATGGCTCGATTGGCACGACAAGTTGCTTCGATTCTCACCAATAAAAAACGCCCGGCGGCAACCGAGCGTTCTGATCAAATACAAATGGAATTTTAACAACATCCAGCGAGGTAATTATATGCGAAACAAAGGCTTTAATCCACCTGATACACACAAAGAAGCTAAGCGTTTGCGCTTCCTTCGTTCCATTGATGAAAGAACTCAAATCTCTTTTGTGAAAGTTGCCAGAACTGAGCTTCTGAAGGATGAGGCGAGGGCGTTGCTCCCGTCTCTACCAAAAGAGGAGGGATATACGTTCATTCCAAACGCATTTCTGGAAAAGCTGCTCAAAGAAGACATATCCGTAAGTCAGTTTAACGATGTTCTTAAGGTCTTTCGTCAAGGCAGGTAGTTATGAGCAATACAGCAAAAATCTACGATTTCAGCGCCGCACACGAGCGCAGGAGCAACAGGATGGAGAACCAGAAAACTGGTTACATTCCGTTGTACCGGAGCATTCTGAAACAGTCATGGGCGAAAGATGTTTATCTTCGCACCCTGTGGGAAAACCTTCTCCTGAATGCCGCCAGAAAGCCATACAAAGCGAATTTCAAAGGTCATGAATGGCATCTGCAACCAGGTCAACTGGTTGTGACAGCAGCTGATTTAGGTCTTCAGTTATGCGACAGGCATGGCAAGCCGGCAAGCCGTGATCAGGTTGAGCGGATGCTTCAGGTTTTTGTGAAAGAGGGGATGATCTCTATTGATGGGGAGAAGCAAAAAGGTCGTGTGATCACCATCACAAATTACCATGAATATGCTCAAAAAATGGACAATTCATCCGCACATGAAGCCGCACAAACAACCGCACATGATGCCGCACATGATGAAGCCAGTAATGGCGCGGCTTTCAGCGTACGTTCCGCACATGAAAGCGCACATGAAGCCGCACAAACAACCGCACATCATGAACAAGAAGGTATTAACAAGAATATAAATAATACCCCCCTACCCCCCAATGGGGGAGGCGATGGGCAGGTTAAACCTGAACGTCGCAAGGCAGAACGAATCGACTACGAATCCTTCCTGAACGCCTACAACACCGAAGTCGGTGACAGACTTCCACACGCTGTTGCGGTCAACGAGAAACGCAAACGCCGCCTGAAGAAAATCATCCCGCAACTGAAAACGCCAAATGTGGACGGTTTCAGAGCGTATGTCAGGGCGTTTGTGCATCAGGCCAAGCCGTTTTACTTCGGAGACAACGACACTGGCTGGACGGCCGATTTTGATTACCTGCTGAGGGAAGACTCGTTAACGGGGGTACGGGAAGGGAAGTTTGCAGACAGGGGGATTGCATGAGACAGGATATCGAAGCGAGCGTTATCGGTGGCCTGCTGATTGGTGGATTAACACCAACCGCCAGCGACGTTCTGGCAACGCTGGAGCCGGAAGCGTTTTCAATTCCGCTCTACCGGAAAGCCTTCGAGGTTATCCGCAAGCAGGCGAGAAACAGAAACCTAATCGACGCGCTGATGGTTGCCGAGGCGTGCGGAGAGGAGCATTTCACGTCAATCCTGATGACCAGCAAAAACTGCCCGAGTGCCGCAAACCTGAAGGGATATGCCGGAATGGTCGCGGATAACTATCACCGCCGTCTGGTGCTGGAAATCATGGATGAAATGCGTGAACCAATCCAAAGCGGAACCATCGACGCATCGAGTCAGGCGATGGATGAGCTTGTAAAGCGTCTTTCAGCCATCAGAAAGCCCCGTGACGAGGTTAAACCTGTACGGTTAGGGGAAATCATCACCGACTACACTGACACGCTTGACAGGCGTCTGAGGAACGGAGAAGAGTCCGATACCCTGAAGACCGGAATCGAAGAACTTGATGCCATCACCGGAGGGATGAACGCGGAAGACCTGGTGATAATCGCCGCTCGTCCTGGTATGGGTAAAACCGAACTGGCGCTGAAGATTGCCGAAGGCGTTGCAAGTCGTGTTATTCCTGGTTCTGACATCCGGCGTGGAGTATTGATTTTCTCAATGGAAATGAGCGCATTACAGATTGCAGAGCGAAGCATTGCCAACGCCGGGAGGATGTCGGTTAGCGTACTGCGAAATCCTGCATCGATGGATGACGAGGGCTGGGCGCGTGTTGCTAACGGCATGAGTCAGCTTGCAGATTTGGATGTATGGGTAGTCGATGCCTCGCGGTTATCGGTCGAAGAAATACGCTCAATCGCAGAACGGCACAAACAGGAAAATCCTAACCTGTCACTCATCATGGCGGATTATCTTGGCCTGATTGAGAAGCCGAAAGCAGACCGCAACGACCTCGCAATTGCTCACATCTCCGGAAGCCTGAAGGCGATGGCGAAAGACCTGAAAACGCCCGTTATCTCCCTGAGTCAGCTTTCGCGCGATGTTGAGAAGCGACCAAACAAACGCCCGACAAACGCAGATTTGCGTGATTCAGGAAGCATTGAACAGGACGCAGACTCAATCATCATGCTCTATCGGGAAGCTGTATATGACGAGAACAGTAGCGCCGCGCCATTTGCTGAAATCATTGTGACGAAAAACCGTTTTGGCTCACTTGGTACGGTTTACCAGCGGTTCTGCAACGGACACTTTGTTGCATGTGACCAGGATGAAGCCAGACAGATTTGCACAGCATCAAATGCACCTGCTGCGCGTGGCAGACGATATGCACAAGGGGCTGACGTATGACCATCTACATCACTGAGCTAATAACAGGCCTGCTGGTAATCGCAGGCCTTTTTATTTGGGGGAGAGGGAAGTCATGAAAAAACTAACCTTTGAAATTCGATCTCCAGCACATCAGCAAAACGCTATTCACGCAGTACAGCAAATTCTTCCAGACCCAACCAAACCAATCGTAGTAACCATTCAGGAACGCAACCGCAGCTTAGACCAAAACCGAAAGCTTTGGGCTTGCCTTGGTGACGTCTCTCGTCAGGTTGAATGGCATGGTCGCTGGCTGGATGCAGAAAGCTGGAAGTGTGTGTTTACCGCAGCATTAAAGCAGCAGGATGTTGTTCCTAACCTTGCCGGGAATGGCTTTGTGGTAATAGGCCAGTCAACCAGCAGGATGCGTGTAGGCGAATTTGCGGAGCTATTAGAGCTTATACAGGCATTCGGTACAGAGCGTGGCGTTAAGTGGTCAGACGAAGCGAGACTGGCTCTGGAGTGGAAAGCGAGATGGGGAGATCGGGCAGCATGATGCGATGTTATCGGTGCGGTGAATGCAAAGAAGATAACCGCTTCCGACCAAATCAACCTTACTGGAATCGATGGTGTCTCCGGTGTGAAAGAACACCAACATGGGTGTTACCACTACCGCAGGAAAAGGAGGACGTGTGGCGAGACAGCGACGAAGTATCACCGACATAATCTGTGAAAACTGCAAATACCTTCCAACGAAGCGCTCCAGAAATAAACGCAAGCCAATCCCAAAAGAATCTGACGTAAAAACCTTCAATTACACGGCTCACCTGTGGGATATCCGGTGGCTTAGAGAACGTGCGAGGAAAACAAGGTGATTGACCCAAATCGAAGTTACGAACAAGAAAGCGTCGAGCGGGCTTTAACTTGCGCTAACTGCGGTCAGAAGCTGCATATGCTGGAAGTTCACGTGTGCTCCGATTGCTGCGCAGAGCTGATGAGCGATCCGAATAGCTCAATGTACGAGGAAGAAGACGATGAGTGATTTCTCTGAGCTTATTTCCTTCAAAAAAGACAGAGAAGAAATGCGGACTGAATCTGTCTATTACGTTCAACACCGGAATAAACGCTCGGTGCTTGATCAGGAGCTGGTTATTACCGGAGACCTGGCATTCAGAACATATAAGGCCAGCATGGAAATGAAGGATTTCCCTAAATGTGGTTCTGAAAGAGAAGCCGCGTTAAAGCTGGCTGAGTGGATGCAGAGAATGGCTGCTGCAATTGAGAATTACTGGAGCGAACCATAATGGCTAAACAAGCGCGAAGACGATGTAAAAACGAAGAATGTCGGGAATGGTTTCATCCTGCATTCGCTAATCAGTGGTGGTGCTCTCCAGAGTGTGGAACCAAGATAGCACTCGAACGACGAAGTAAAGAACGCGAAAAAGCGGAAAAAGCAGCAGAGAAGAAACGACGACGAGAGGAGCAGAAACAGAAAGATAAACTTAAGATTCGAAAACTCGCCTTAAAGCCCCGCAGTTACTGGATTAAACAAGCCCAACAAGCCGTAAACGCCTTCATCAGAGAAAGAGACCGCGACTTACCATGTATCTCGTGCGGAACGCTCACGTCTGCTCAGTGGGATGCCGGACATTACCGGACAACTGCTGCGGCACCTCAACTCCGATTTGATGAACGCAATATTCACAAGCAATGCGTGGTGTGCAACCAGCACAAAAGCGGAAACCTCGTTCCGTATCGCGTCGAACTGATTAGCCGTATCGGGCAGGAAGCAGTAGACGAAATCGAATCAAACCATAGCCGCCATCGCTGGACTGTCGAAGAGTGCAGGGCCATCAAGGCGGAGTATCAGCAGAAACTCAAAGACCTGCGAAACAGCAGAAGTGAGGCCGCATGACGTTCTCAGTAAAAACCATTCCAGACATGCTCGTTGAAGCATATGGAAACCAGACAGAAGTAGCACGCAAACTGAAATGTAGTCGCGGTACGGTCAGAAAATACGTTGATGATAAAGACGGGAAAATGCACGCCATCGTCAACGACGTTCTCATGGTTCATCGCGGATGGAGTGAAAGAGATGCGCTATTACGAAAGAATTGATGGCAGCAAATACCGAAATATTTGGGTAGTTGGCGATCTGCACGGATGCTACACGAACCTGATGAAAAAACTGGAGACGATAGGATTCGACACCAAAAAAGACCTGCTTATCTCGGTTGGCGATTTGGTTGATCGTGGTGCAGAGAACGTTGAATGCCTGGAATTAATCACATTCCCCTGGTTCAGAGCTGTACGTGGAAACCATGAGCAAATGATGATTGATGGCTTATCAGAGCGCGGAAACGTCAATCACTGGCTGCTTAATGGCGGTGGCTGGTTCTTTAATCTCGATTACGACAAAGAAATTCTGGCTAAAGCTCTTGCCCATAAAGCAGAAGAACTTCCGTTAATCATCGAACTGGTGAGCAAAGGTAAAAAATATGTCATCTGCCACGCCGATTATCCCTGTGACGAATACGAGTTTGGAAAGCCAGTTGATCATCAGCAGGTAATCTGGAACCGCGAACGAATCAGCAACTCACAAGACGGGATCGTGAAAAAAATCAAAGGCGCGGACACGTTTATCTTTGGTCATACGCCAGCAGTGAAACCACTTAAATTTGCCAACCAAATGTATATCGATACCGGCGCAGTGTTCTGCGGAAACCTCACATTGATTCAGGTACAGGGAGAAGGCGCATGAGACTCGAAAGCGTAGCTAAATTTCATTCGCCAAAAAGCCCGATGATGAGCGACTCACCACGGGCTACGGCTTCCGACTCTCTTTCCGGTACTGATGTGATGGCTGCTATGGGGATGGCGCAATCACAAGCCGGATTCGGAATGGCTGCATTCTGCGGTAAGCATGAACTCAGCCAGAACGACAAACAAAAGGCTATCAACTATCTGATGCAATTTGCACACAAGGTATCGGGGAAATACCGTGGTGTGGCAAAGCTTGAAGGAAATACTAAGGCAAAGGTACTGCAAGTGCTCGCAACATTCGCTTATGCGGATTATTGCCGTAGTGCCGCGACGCCGGGGGCAAGATGCAGAGATTGCCACGGTACAGGCCGTGCGGTTGATATAGCCAAAACGGAGCAGTGGGGGAGAGTTGTTGAGAAAGAGTGCGGAAGATGCAAAGGTGTCGGCTATTCAAGAATGCCAGCAAGCGCCGCATATCGCGCTGTAACGATGCTAATCCCAAACCTTACTCAACCCACCTGGTCACGCACTGTTAAGCCGCTGTATGACGCTCTGGTGGTGCAATGCCACAAAGAAGAGTCAATCGCAGACAACATTTTGAATGCGGTCACACGTTAGCAGCATGATTTCCACGGATGGCAACATATTAACGGCATGATATTGACTTTTTGAATAAAGTTGGGTAAATTTGACTCAACGATGGATAAATGCACTCGTTAAATAAAGCCCTGAGTTAATAGCTCGGGGCTTTTTGCGTTTTAATCACGACCTTTCTGAAAGCACATCAAACCAAATACCAGACAGACAAAAATAATCACCTTATCCGCTGTGGCTACGGTGCGGTGTGCTTTGCATAAAAGAAAACCAGCGCAATGGCTGGCTTCGTGAAAGCGGGTGGCATGAGGTTGCCCTAACAACCTCCTGCCGTTTTGCCCGTGCATATCGGTCACGAACAAATCTGATTACTAAACACAGTAGCCTGGATTTGTTCTATCAGTAATCGACCTTATTCCTAATTAAATAGAGCAAATCCCCTTATTGGGGGTAAGACATGAAGATGCCAGAAAAAAATGACCTGTTAGCCGCCATTCTCGCGGCAAAGGAACAAGGCATCGGGGCAATCCTTGCGTTTGCAATGGCGTACCTTCGCGGCAGATATAATGGCGGTGCGTTTACAAAAACAGTAATCGACGCAACGATGTGCGCCATTATCGCCTGGTTCATTCGTGACCTTCTCGACTTCGCCGGACTAAGTAGCAATCTCGCTTATATAACGAGCGTGTTCATCGGCTACATCGGTACTGACTCGATTGGTTCGCTTATCAAACGCTTCGCTGCTAAAAAAGCCGGAGTAGAAGATGGTGGGAATCAATAATCAACGTAAGGCGTTCCTCGATATGCTGGCATGGTCAGAGGGAACTGATAACGGACGTCAGAAAACCAGAAATCATGGTTATGACGTCATTGTGGGAGGAGAGCTATTCACTGATTACTCCGATCACCCTCGCAAGCTTGTCACGCTAAACCCGAAACTCAAATCAACAGCCGCCGGACGCTACCAGCTTCTTTCCCGTTGGTGGGATGCCTATCGTAAGCAGCTTGGCCTGAAAGACTTCTCTCCGAAAAGCCAGGATGCGGTGGCGCTGCAGCAGATTAAGGAACGTGGCGCTTTACCGATGATTGATCGCGGTGATATTCGTCAGGCAATTGACCGTTGCAGCAATATTTGGGCTTCATTGCCCGGTGCTGGCTACGGTCAGTATGAACACAAGATCGATAGTCTGATTGCCAAATTCAAAGAAGCTGGCGGGGTGGTTAATGAAACTTCGCTATAAGCTGGTTATTTCTGCTTTCCTCCTGACTTTATTCGGTTCTCTCGTCTGGTCAGCTAATCATTACCACAATAAAGCCATTGAATACAAAAAACAGCGCGACGAAAACGCTATGGCATTAGATTCGGCTATGGCGACGATCTCTGATATGCAGAAGCGTCAACGTGACGTAGCAGAACTCGATGCCAGATATACAAAGGAGCTTGCTGATGCTAACGCGACTATCGAAAGTCTCCGTGCTGATGTTTCTGCTGGTCGTAAGCGCCTGCAAGTCGCCGCCACCTGTGCAAAGTCAACGACCGGAGCCAGCAGCATGGGCGATGGAGAAAGCCCAAGACTTACAGCAGATGCTGAACTCAATTATTACCGTCTCCGAAGTGGAATCGACAGGATAACCGCGCAGGTTAACTACCTGCAGGAGTACATCAGGACTCAGTGCCTGAAATAATTTTTTTGCAAATCACAAAGTCAATTTAATGAGCCTCGCGAAAAGCGGGGCTTTTTTATGTCCGCAGTAAACGCGCATCTCACGCGCATATTAACGAGAGCCTTTCAGTAAGCGAGCCTGAGAAATGCCGTTATAGGTGGCGACCTCTCTCGGGCGGCTTTTCTGTGAGACAGGCTCACTTTCTAAAAGGTAAAGACGCTATGAAAGCAATCACGCTTTTTAATACACCGATCCGTGTTGATGAATCAGGAATGATCTGCCTCACTGATATGTGGAAAGCCAGTGGTAAAAGTGAATCTGAATCTCCGTACCACTACCTGCGAAACAAGCAGACCAAAGAGTTCTTAGCCGAGCTGGAGAAAAACCACGAATCTGTGGTTTTTACTGAGCGCGGTGTACACGGTGGAACATATGGCGGGAAGTTTGTTGCTTACGATTATGCGGCTTGGTTAAACCCCGGGTTCAAGTACGCGGCCTATAAAGTCCTCGATGACTACTTCACCGGAGAACTTCAGCATCGCAACAGCTTAAGTGCGCAGCTCAACATGAAATGTCATGAGTTTGACCAGAAGAAAGACATGGCGAGCTTCTGCGGACAAGGGCTGGCAGCATGGCGCTATACGAAGCCAGTGTTGGTCGCTGAGATTAACTCCCTGGCTAACCAGCTGCAGATTACGATCCCCGGGCTTCCGGGATGAGTGATCGTGTTATTGAATGCGCCTCCAGAGCGGGGCGCGACTTCTCAGAGTTCATGAAAGGCGAGAAGGGCATGATGGAAGCATTGGCCTCGGTGGATGAGTTTGGCGAGCAGCTGCGCCTCAACGGCTGTGTCAATCATCACTTTGTTAGCTACATGATGCGTAACTCGATCATGCAGGCATTCATGGACATGGCAAAAGCCGAGAGGAAAGAAGAGCGCCGGCGTAAGCGAGCGGAAGCAAAAGCGAAGTAGCCATTACAAAGCCCATCTACTGGTGGGCTTGATAATGAAACCGTGATTTACATCCCTCACAATCCAGGTATGTAAAAGCTGGATCATGCGAGAACGGATTTAACTAAATCTGTGCGCCACCAGTTAACGGCAGTACAGCGAAACAACCCAAGCCAGTAAGTGGGGAAATAACACTGGCAGCCACTGAAAGATGAACCTCCTGCCTTATGGCAAAAAAGATTCTTTGTGGTGGCGGACTGATGGAAAGACATCGGTTATTGCAGAGGCCATTCAATGAGTGGTCTCGACAATGGCTTATACCCTACACGGGATAACTTAACTGATATCCCTTTTAACGGATAAACGGAGCACAAATAATGGCAAAGCTCACCGACAAACAAGAGCTGTTTGCCCATCCGGATGATGTGTATGTCGGAGAGTGTGTGATTTATACCGGCTACATAAATAAGCGAGGGTATGGGCAGAAGCACATTTCACGAAAGCCGCACTACGCACATCGAATCGCATACTGCGAAGCTAACGGAATTTCGCTAGATAGCATCAAGGGCCTGGTTGTTAGGCATAAATGCGATAATCCATCATGCGTGAATCCTGACCATCTGATTATAGGTACTGTCGCTGACAATAATCGTGACAGGTCAAGGCGAGGCAGAAACTCATACCCTGACCGTTCAGGTGAAAAGAACGGAATGGCGAAATTAAAAGAGTGCGATGTCATCTGCATTCGCCTCGAGTATGTGCGCGGGAGTGTAGGTAATGGGCTTAGGTCTTTAGCAAAGAGATATGGCGTATCCACTACCATGATTGCTGACATCGTTAATCATAGAAATTGGAGCAATGTTTCGGAGGTGTGATTTGAAACAGCTCACACCTAAGCAGGAACTGTTCTGCAGGGAATATTTAAAAGATTTAAACGCCACTCAGGCAGCTATCAGGGCGGGCTACAGCGAGAAAACTGCTCGCGCCACTGGTAGCGAGAACCTGTCAAAACCTGACATAGCAGATCGCATTGCTGAGCTAAAGGCTGAACGCAATGAAGAGGTAGGTATAGACGCTGCCTATGTATTGCGACGGCTGACTGAAATCGATCAGATGGACGTGCTGGATATCCTGCTTGCCAATGGCGAACTGAAGCCGATTAAAGACTGGCCTAAGGTGTGGCGTACAACGCTATCAGGAATGGATGTCGTCGAGATGGCATCAGCAGATAGTGCTGCTCTCCTGAAGAAAATCAAATGGCCTGATAAGGTTAAAAACCTTGAGTTGCTCGGGCGTCATGTTTCTGTTCAGGCGTTTAAAGACAACGTCAAAAATGAAGTGACTGGTGCTGACGGAGGACCAGTCAGAACAGAAATTACCAACTTAACGCCGGAGCAGGCTGCAGAGGCGTATAGAAAAATGATGGGCTAAGTATGCCGTTACCATTCCCCTTCGATTTTAAACATCCTGATTACCAGATGGTTTTTGAATGGCGGATGGAACGCCTACAGCGCATTCGCCAGAATCCTGAAATATTGCCTGCACTAAAACAGTTTTACCGAACCAATCCGGCTCAGTTCATCATCGACTGGGGCATGACAACGGACCCGCGTAATATTGATTATGGCCTGCCGGTGACCATTCCGTTTTTACTCTTCCCTAAGCAGGAGGAGTGGATCCACTGGATTATGGAACGCTGGGGTAATCGGGAGAATGGTATTACCGAAAAATCCCGTGAAATGGGGCTCAGTTGGACCGCGATCGGGCTGGCATGCTCGCTTTGTCTCTTCAACAAAGAAATGGTTATCGGTTTCGGCTCCCGTAAAGAGGAATACGTCGACAGCACCGGTGACCCGAAAGCATTGTTCTGGAAGGCGCGCAAGTTCGTGGAAACACTACCTGTAGAGTTTCGTGGTTCGTGGGACGAGAAGAAGCATGCGCCGTATATGCGCGTTGAGTTTCCAGATACTGGTGCCGTTATCAAAGGCGAGGCTGGCGACAATATCGGACGTGGTGACCGTACCACGCTTTATCTGGTTGATGAGGCTGCATTCCTTCAGCGTCCTCTGCTGATTGATGCGGCGTTGTCACAAACGACGCGTTGCCGTATTGACCTGAGTTCAGTTAACGGCATGGCGAACCCGTTCGCTCAGAAGCGTCATGGCGGGAAGATACCGGTATTCACATTCCACTGGCGGGATGATCCTCGCAAGGATGAAGAGTGGTATCGCAGGGAATGCGAGAAAATCGATAATCCGGTGGTGGTGGCACAGGAACTTGATCTGAACTACAGCGCATCAGCGGAAGGCGTCCTGATTCCATCCGAATGGGTACAGGCTGCCGTTGATGCGCATATCAAACTGGGTATCCAGCCAACAGGCAAACGACTTGGCGCGATGGATGTCGCCGACGAAGGCAGGGACAAAAATGCCTTTTCCACCCGTCACGGCTTCCTCCTGGAGAACGTGCGGGAATGGTCTGGTGTGGGCAGCGACATTTATCAGTCCGTCGAGAAGGTTTTCGGCTTTTGCGAACAGGACAACCTCGAAGAGTTTCGCTTTGACGAGGACGGGCTGGGCGCTGGCGTTCGCGGCGATGCACGCGCTATCAACGAACTGCGTAACGCTGCGCGCCGACCGTCAATACTCGCCACACCGTTTCGAGGTAGTGGCGCGGTATTTGATCCGGACGACGAAGCGGTGCGCGGTGACAACGGACAGGCCGCCCGCCTGAACAAGGACTTCTTCGCTAACGCCAAAGCCCAGAGCTGGTGGCGGTTACGTAAACTTTTTCAGAATACCTGGCGCGCCGTGGTTGAAGGTATGGATTACAACCCGGACGAAATCATCTCAATCAGCAGTAGCATGGCACTCAAAGATAAACTCATCATCGAGCTTTCGCAGCCGACCTATTCCATTAATGGTGTGGGAAAAATCGTTATTGATAAACAGCCTGATGGAACCCGGTCGCCAAACCTTGCCGACTCGGTGATGATCAGCTACGCGCCAATGAATTCAGCCCTGAACATCTGGGAGCTGCTAGGGAGACAGGCCTGATGGCACGAAACAAACAAGCCCTGCGGAGAACTGCGCAGGCCACCGCTGATGGCTATGAGAACTTTGTCGCCCGCGTGGGAATGCAGACGCCTAACCAGCACTCAGCATCGACCTACCGGGCTAACTTCACCAGCCGCAACCGCATGCTGGTGGAATGGTCCTATCGTTCGTCCTGGATCATCGGCGAAGCGGTCGACGCTATCCCGGATGATATGACCCGCAAAGGCATTCGCATCACTTCGGAAATTGATGCAAAAGATCGTGGCATTCTCGAATCACAACTGGATGAGTTGCAAATCTGGGATGCGCTGAACGACGTGCTGAAATGGTCTCGCCTCTACGGCGGCGCGGTCGGCTTCATCATGATCGAGGGGCAGGCACCAATGACCCCGCTGCGGCTCGAAACCATTGGAGAAGGCAAGTTTAAGGGCATTCTCCCGCTCGACCGCTGGATGATTAACCCGGTCCTGACCCGCCGCATTAAAGAGATGGGGCCAGATCTCGGCAAACCTGAGTTTTACGACGTGGTGACCACTGCAACGGGCATCCCGGCCTGGCGCATCCATCACAGCCGCCTGATTCGCTTCGACGGGGTGACGCTGCCATTCCAGCAGAAGATGACCGAAAACGAATGGGGAATGTCGGTTGTAGAGCGTATCTGGGATCGGCTTACTGCGTTCGACAGCGCCACTGTCGGCGCGGCGCAGCTGGTCTACAAAGCGCATTTGCGTACCTACAGCGTGGAGAAGCTACGCGAGCTTATCGCACTTGGTGGTCCTGCGTATGAAGCGTTGCTGAAGAATATCGACCTGATTCGACAGTTCCAGAGCAATGAAGGCATGACGCTCATGGACTCGCGGGATAAGTTCGAAACCCACCAGTACAGCTTTAGTGGTCTGGATGACATCCTTTCACAGTTTGCAGAACAGATTAGTGGCGCTGTTGGTATCCCGCTGGTGCGCCTTTTCGGGCAGTCCCCGAAAGGCTTCTCTACCGGTGACGCAGACCTCGCCAACTATTACGACCGGGTGAGCTCGTTGCAGGAACGCCGCTTACGGCTGCCGATGCGTCGGATACTGGACATCATGCATCGTTCGGAGCTTGGCAAGCCGCTGCCGGACGATTTCACGTTTGAGTTTAACCCGCTCTGGCAAATGTCTGACGTTGACCGCTCAACGGTGGCCGTAAATACCACCACCGCAATCAGCACCGCGCTGGGCGACGGATTGATGACGCGTAAGGCGGCAATGACCGACCTACGCGAAAACTCTGATGTCACCGGCATCGGGGCATCTATTACCGACGAGGATATCGAGAATGCCGAAGACGAAGCGCCGCCAGGCATCGGCGAACTTGACGACAAACCGCCAGAGCCGCCAGGCGGAGATCCGATATCGAACGAGCCTACGGCAGATAGCGCGGGCGGTCGGAGACATCGTAAATGGTCGCTACGATGGTTCAAATGACAGTATCACGGAAATTATTGAGGCGCTGGAACGCTACAGTGAAATCATCACCCCCTGGGCGACAAAGGTCGCGGAAAACTTTACTGCGGACCTAACCCGGCAGAACGAGAAAGTTTGGCGGCAACACAGCAAGAACATCAGTCGCGAGCTCCGCAATCTTGTGGAAAGCGCTCCTGTGGGCCAGGTGATGCAATCCATCATCGCCGAACAGGTCAAGTACATCAAATCGCTCCCCCTCGAGGCGGCTGACAGGGTGTACGACATCCAGAATCGGGCGATAGAAGCTGTTGTGACCGGTGGGAGAGCAGAACATTTTGCTAAAGAAATAGCCGCATCGGGTGATATAGCAAAGTCCAGAGCTGACCTGATTGCCCGTACTGAACTTGGACGTGCAACCGGCGCGCTGGATCAGGCGCGTGCGCTGTCAATTGGTTCGAATGGTTATATTTGGCGTACAGCCGAAGATGGTGACGTCAGGCATTCTCATCGGGAAATGGAAGGTAAATTTGTCGAATGGGGCAAACCTCCAACGCTTGACGGCATGACCGGTCACGCTGGCGAGCTCCCGAATTGTCGTTGTTATAAAGAAATCGTTTTTCCCAACCCTCATTCTTATCTCGCCTGAATCGCAGGTAAACCATGAAATATTTTTTCAATACCAGGCTGGGGGAAACCCGCTATCAGCTGGCTGACGGCTCGCTGCTGTGCAAAGACGTGCCGATAGGTCGAACGGGTAAGCAGCTCTACGGCGCTGCCGATCTGCCAAACCTCAAACCCGACAAGCTCGGTGAGATAGTCGTAACGCGTTCTCCTGAGCAGGTATTCAATCCGGCCACGCTCGCCTCATTCGAAGGGATGAGCATCACGATCCTGCATCCTGAAGATGAAAACGGGAATGTGCGGCTGGTAAATCCCGAGAACTGGAAAGAGCTTGCTGTCGGGCATCTTCAGAATGTGCGGCGCGGGACTGGTGACCAGTCTGATTTGATGCTGGCTGACCTTATCGTCAAAGACGAAAACGCCATTCAGCTTATCGAAGATGGCCTGCGTGAAGTGTCGTGCGGCTATGACGCGGAGTACGAGCAGACCGAGCCAGGTAAAGCCGAGCAGGTCGATATTACCGGAAACCATGTGGCTCTTGTCCCCAAAGGCAGAGCCGGAAATCGTTGTGCAATTGGAGACAGAGACACAATGGCAAATCAAAAGAAAAACTGGTGGAACCGCATGCGTGCAGCCATCAAGACAGGAGATGCCGACACCATGAACGAACTGGTGGAGTCGGCTCCCGCATCGGTTACAGGAGATGAGGGGGATTTGCCGCAGGGCGTTAATCTCAACATCAACCTGTCCCCGCAGCAACCACTACCGGACAAAGCACCAGAGATGGGTGGAGGTCCAACCGGCGACAGTGATGATGACCTCAAAACATTACTGAAAGCCCTGCTGGCTAAGCTGGAAGGAAATGCCACGGGCGATAACGATAATAAGCCTGACGATAATCCGACCGGTGACGGCGAGGATGATGAAGAGGAAACCACGATTACTGGTGACTCAGCCTGGCGTGCCGAAGTTATCGTTCCGGGTATCGATCTGAGCCGTAAGATGAAACCGACCGCGTTCAAACGCGAGGTTCTGGCTTCCGCAGATAAAACGCTGGTTCGCCAGATAGTCGGTGATGCGGATATCCGCAAATTACCGAAACAATCGGTCAACATGGCGTTTAATGCCGTGTCTGAGATTGCCAAAGGGCGAAACACCCGCGCCACCACCGGCGATGCACAGCGCCCAAACATGGGCATGACCAGTATCGCTTCCCTGAACAAACAAAACGCTGAATTCTGGGCAAACCGTAAAGGGTAAAAAATGAATAATGTATTTCTGTACCGGATGCCTGTTGGCATTGCCGGGGCTATCTCTCGCCCGCAGGACTTAACCGTCGAACCGGTGGTCCTTAAATCCGATAACGCCTTTGCTGCCTATGGGCTGGCTGGTAAATACGATGCTGACGGTTTTTTCGTACCGCTGGCAGATGGTGATACCGCAGACAAGGTGAAGGGGATCTATGTGCGCCCTTATCCGACCACATCGCAGCCGGACATGGTTCGCCAGGTGGGGAGTGGCAAGAACTTCCCGGGCGACGCAATGAAGCGTGGCTACGTGACCGTTAATCTCGGTTCTGATTTTGATGCCAGCACCATCAAAAAAGGCGACCCGGTATACGTTGTCGTCTCCACTGATGGATCCATCAAAGTGCCGCTGGGTGGATTCATGGCCACGTCAGTCAGTGGCAAAAACGTGGTGCTGACCAACGCTGAATTCACAGGTGCCGGTGATGCTAACGGCAATGCAGAAATTTCCTGGAAGATTTAAGGAACAGACGAATGATTACTTTTGATCAGGCAACCGTTGACAGCTCTGGTGCCTTTCTCATCGGGGAGCTGGAACGACTAGACCAGACGCTGAACCTGCCACTGGTGGGGTACACCTGGACCCGCGATATCCAACTGCGTGAAGATGTCTCCATCGCAGATGACATTTCCAGCTGGACGAATACCAGCTTCGCCGCTGCGGGTACTGGCGCAAATCCGAATGGCAAAAACTGGGTAGGCAAAGACTCAACCGCTATTGCTGGCGTGAACGTGGATATCGGCAAATCCGGTAACCCGCTGAACCTGTGGGGGATGGAACTTGGCTGGACGGTCATAGAATTGCAGGCTGCTCAGCAGGTCGGACGCCCGATTGATACGCAGAAGTATGACGGGATGCAACTGAAATGGCAGATGGATAACGATGAACAGGTATATGTTGGCGATTCAGCATTAAACCTGAAAGGCCTTGTTACCCTGGACGGCGTGCCTGTCAACAACGCTGCCAAAACGTGGGCAACCTCAACACCGGACGAAATCCGCGCAAGCATTAACCAGGTGCTGTCTGATGCGTGGGCCGCTTCCGGTTACTCTGTGGTTCCGCGTGATTTGCTGATCCCGCCTGAGCAGTTTGCTCTGTTGTCCAGCATCATCGTTTCATCTGCGGGTAACCAGTCCCTGTTGACGTATCTTCAGACCAACACCATCAGCTATCACCAGAACGGTGTTCCGCTGAATATCCGCGCGGTTAAATGGCTGAAAGGCCGTGGTGTGGGGAATAAGGATCGCATGGTTGCGTACACCAACGATAAAAAATACGTCCGCTACCCGCTGGTTCCGCTTCAGAGCGTGCCGGTGCAGTATCGCGGTCTGTATCAGATCGTCACTTACTACGGCAAGCTGGGTGCGGTTGAGCCAGTGTACAAAGAAACCATTTCGTACGTTGATGGCATTTAACAGCCACATGGCCCCCTGGCGGGGCCATTAAGGATGACCCAATGGCAAAAAATAATGCAGTAATACACGTACATACCCCGTTTGTGCTCACGCTTCCCGACGGTTCTCGGCGCGAGTTTGTTAAAGGCCGTCATGCTGTGGAGGAAGACGTTGCTACGCACTGGTTCACTCGTGCGCACGCGGAAGTATCCGTTGGCAAAGCCACAGACGCGCGTAACGAGGTAAAAAATGCCAAAGAATCAAAGTCTGCCAGCGGTAAGTGATTTTCGCCGCGACTTCCCGCAGTTTGCTGACCCTGCCAAATATCCCGAAGCGCAAATCCAGTTTCGTCTGAATCTGGCCGATGAACTGCTGAGCGAAAACGTCACCGGAAAAAAGTTGTTTCCGTACTTTGCCGAGTTGTTCGTGGCTCACTACATGACGCTATGGGCGGCAGATAGTCGGGCAATGCTGGTTGGCGGCCCGGGCGGTTCAACCAATGGTGTTCAATCCTCCAAGTCTGTTGACAAGGTAAGCGTCAGCTATGACACCAGCGCGACGCTAAACCCTGACGCAGGCTTCTGGAATAACACCCGATATGGCGCTGAATTTTATCAGCTGATCACGATGTTCGGTGCGGGCGGTCGCCAGCTATGAGTTTCAAAAGCGGTGTAACAACGAGGGTGGATAACGCTCAGGCCATTCTGGATGCGCTCAGGTCGCTAACCAAAAAGGATGTGTTGGTCGGCATCCCTTCGGAAGACAGCGAGCGTGAAGATGTTCCGTTTGGTAATGCGGGGATCGGCTACGTCAATGAATACGGCTCACCGGCGCAAAATATCCCCCCACGCCCGCACCTGATCCCCGGCGTTAAATCGGTAGAGGAACAGACAGTGCCGCAGCTTAAAGCAGCGGCGCAGGCTGCGCTTGATGGTAATGCGGCGGGTGCGGAAAGAGCGCTCAACCGTGCCGGAACGCTGGCCGCTAATGGCGTCAGGCGTTACATGACTATTACCGGCTTTACGCCGCTTGCTGACAGCACTGTTGAAGCCCGCGCACGTCGAGGGCGCAAAGGGGCGAAAGCTGAGCTTGCCCGACGCGCTGCTGGCGAGTCACCCGGAACCGATCTGGTGAAACCGCTAATTGACACCGGACAGTACCGCAGAGCCATTACCCATGTTGTGAGGGATAAAGATGCCTACTCTTGATGTAACAGACGTGCTTTTTGACCCCGATTTTTGCGACTTCAATTTGTGGGTAACACGGCGTGTGCAAACGGTGGATGAGGACGGGATCGGTAGCGACAGTGAAGTTAAAAAGCAGTTTGCCGGAGTCGTAACTGTTGATCGCTCTCTGGAAAACCGCCGTATGCAGGCAGGGCAGGTAATCAGCGGTGCAATTCTGATTGTGACGACTGAGCGACTGACGCAGGGACAGACTGGGCGTGATGCCGATATCGTGACGTATCAGGGCCGTGATTATCGTGTGACCTTCGTCGACCCGTATACAGCTTATGGGGCCGGATTCGTTCAGGCGCATTGTGAGTTGATGCCGTTTGATGGGGGAACTCCGGTTGAGCAATAACACCAGTACAGAGCGCGGATGGTTAATACCAACCAGTGGCGATCCGGATTATGACGAAGCGCTCGACAGGCTGTTAAGCCAGTGGATGCGTAACGTTTCCGGTCTGTCTGCCGGGATGGTTCGTCCGCGCTGGCAGAAAGAGCAGCCGCCACTGCTACCGGTTGAAACGAACTGGTGTGCGTTTGGGGTTATCGGATGGTCAGGTGATGACAGTCCGGCATTCACCAGACAGACCGATGATGGCTCTCAGCTCTGGCGGCATGAAACGATTGAGTGTATGGCTTCGTTTTATGGACCGGCGGGGATGGTGTATGCGTCCCGGTTTCGTGACGGTATATCTGTGCCGCAGAACAATGCAGCACTGAATGCGCTGGGGCTGTCTCTTGGTGATTACACAGGTCTGACTCCCTTCCCTGAACTTATCAACCAGCAATGGGTTCGCCGCTACGATATGACGGTGCGTCTGCGCCGGAAGGTTGTGCGCGAGTACGGTATTAAATCGCTGGTGGAAGCACCAGTCATCTTTTTCGGAGATTAAGCTATGGCACAGGGCTTGCCTGTATCAAACGTTGTTAATGTTGATGTGATCATGTCGCCGAAAGCGGCTACTGGTCGTAACTTCGGCGCGCTGCTGATCCTCGGCTCTTCCACTGTCATTCCGGTAAGTGAGCGCATTCGCCGTTATTCTTCCGCGGAAGATATTGGAAAAGATTTTGGCGTGGAATCACCAGAATATAAGGCTGCGCAGGTGTTTTTCTCTCAATCACCGAAACCTCAGGAGGTTTTTGTTGGTCGTTGGGTGAAAACGAAGGGAGACAGCGAACAGGCCACGCCTGAGACGCTGGAGCAGGCTGTGAATGCCATGCTCGATTATACTTCATGGTATGGGCTGGGGATTGCAGACGATGCAGATATTCCGGATGCAGACTGGCTGAAAGTGGCTGCGGCGATCGAATCCTCTTCTGTAAGCCGTATTCTGGCGATTACGACAAGCGATGAGAAATGCCTGCAGACTGCATCCAGCGATGATTTGGCATCAAAACTGAAAACCGCCGGATATTCACGCAGTTTTATTCAATATTCATCGGGTAATAAATACGCTGCGTTATCTGCATTTGGCCGGGCATTCACGGTTAATTTCAATGGCAGTAATACCGCGATTACGCTCAAGTTTAAGCAGGAGCCGGGTGTCGGGTATGAAACACTGACAGTCAGCCAGGCATCGGCACTTGATGCAAAAAACTGCAATGTGTTCGTGTACTACGCCAACGACACGGCGATCCTGCAACAGGGTGTCATGGCGAACGGTGACTTCTTCGACGAGCGCCACGGGCTCGACTGGTTGCAGAACTACGTTCAGACCAACCTCTATAACCTGCTTTACACCAGCACCACCAAAATTCCGCAGACTGATGCCGGTGTGACCCGTCTGCTTTCCAACGTTGAACAGTCCATGGATCAGTCCGTCACGAACGGTCTGGTAGCGGCTGGCGTGTGGAATGGTGGACCTATCGGACAGCTGAATTCCGGCGATACGCTGACCAAAGGTTATTACGTGTATGCGCAACCTCTTTCAGAACAGGCGCAGGCCGACCGAGAAGCTCGCAAAGCACCGTTAATTCAGGTGGCCTGTAAGCTGGCTGGCGCAGTTCATTATGCCGATGTGCAGATCAACGTGGTTCGCTAAGGAGCGATAAATGGCAACTTATTCTTTTCTCGATGTAACCGCGTCGCTCATCGGGCCGACCGGCGTTATCGATCTTGGTCAGGGTTCTGCGAACTCTGAGGAAGGTATCACCCAGACCATGGGCGGCAACAAGAACACCATGACCATCGGTGCCGATGGCGAAGTGATGCACAGCCTGCACGCCGATAAGTCAGGCACCATTACGGTGACGCTGCTGAAAACCTCCCCGGTGAACAAAAAGCTGTCTCTGGCGTATAACGCGCAAAGCCAGTCCTCTGCCACCTGGGGCAATAACGTGATCGTCATTCGCAACACGGCATCGGGTGATATTTCTACTGCGCGTTCGTGTGCATTCCAGAAACAGCCTGATTTCAATAACGCCAAAGAGGGCGGGACCGTTTCCTGGGTGTTCGACTGCGGCAAGATTGACCAGCTGCTCGGGGAGTTTTAACGCATGGAATTCGAAATTAAAGGCGTGAAATATCGCACCGCAAAGCTCAGCGTTTTCGAACAGCTGAAGGTGTCCCGCAAGCTGTTGCCGGTGCTGGCCGGGATGGTTTCTGACTTTCGGAGCGTTCAGGAGAAGATCAGCAGCAAAGACACCGAAGGCGCGATGGCTACCATCCTGCCAAAGATTGCCAATGCTGTGTCCGATCTGAGCGATGGCGACGTGGACGCTATCCTGTTCCCCTGCCTTTCCGTTGTTTCACGCGAGCACATGAAAGGCTGGGTGCCGGTCTGTCAGCATGGCGAAATGGCGTTTGACGATATCGACCTGCTGACCATGCTGCAACTGGTGGCGCGGGTGGTCGCCGACTCGCTGGGAAATTTTTTGCAAGGACTCCCTACCAGCGAGACGCCCACCCAGCCAGCGGAATAACCTTCAACAGCCTGCCGGGCGGTGAAGATTTTATTCTTCGTCCGGCGCTTGCCTTCCATATTGACCAGAAAGACCTTAACAGCGGTGCGGTAGACCTCTGCCGCATCGCGCTTCTCAATGACTACCTCGACATGCGCGAGGATAACGACGCCAGGGTAGATAAATGGAGAGCGGCCAATGAGCGGTAACGCAGATACGATTAAAGATTTCCTTATTTCGCTGGGATTCGATATCGATCAGGCTGGCGCTAATAAGTTTGAAGCCGTGCTGAAAGGCGTTACCGCAAACGTTCTGAAGGTCGGCGCGGTGGTGGAAGGCGCAGCGCTGAGCATTGTCGGATTTACCACCCAGATCGCGAATGGTCTGGATAAAATTTACTGGGCATCCCAGCGGACGGGGGCCAGCGTCCAGGGCATCAAAGCGCTGGGCTATGCCGCATTGCAGACCGGTGCCAGCGCCGAGTCGGCCATGTCCTCCCTTGAAGGACTGGCTGGTTTCATGCGTA